CTTTTGTACTCCCTTCGACTAATTAAGAATTAACTAATCGAGAGAAATAACTTAGAGATTCATCATCTTCATCAGATGTTGCTTCTTCTACTGCTGCAACTTCTTTTACTGGTTCGGATGCTGCTGCTTGTTCAGCAAAGTAACCACGACCTTCATCTTCAGTTTCTAATTCTGAATCAGGAATTGGTGCTCTGACTGGCTTCTTGAGTCCAAGAACAGAATCTAAACGCTCCTTTAACTTCTCGTATGACTTAAAGTTCTTAGCATCTGTAAACTCATTTAAATCATATAAAGAGTTATAGATCTTTTCTAACTTTGCATCATCATCAAAGAGTGCTTCTGCACTACCGAACTCTGACTTATCATAGTTCTGATAACCTTCGACTCTACGAATCTTTAACTTGAAGTTAGCACCTGCCCAGAAATCAAATGGATTGATTGGAGTTTCATCTGCAAACTCAGGCTTCATTGCTTCCATAATCTTGTCAAAGATTTTCTTTCCATACTTGTATAGAAATACTTTACCTTCGTTCTCAGGATTTGCAGGATCTTTCACAACATAGATGTTAGAGACATAAGTTAACTTACGCTTCTGTTTTCTAGCTGTTTCTTTTCCAGCATCAGTTCCATTGTTCCAGAGTAATGAATTGTACTCAGAAACTGGGTCTTTCTGTCCAAGAGTAGTGAGTGAGTTCTCAATAAACCATCCACCAGGACCTTGGAATGCGTGTGAATATAGTTTTACAAATGGTAAATCTTCACCTTCGGGTGCAGGTAGAAATCTGATAACAGCATAACCGTTACCGCTCTTGTCTACATCTAACTTCCAGATACGGTCATCAGTGTTACCGCCCGTGTTGTTCATCTTCTCGACTTCTTTTACTAACTTTGCAGTTAGAGAGCCAAGTTTAGATTGTTTTTTTAGGTCTTTAAAAGACATTTGGATACCTCGGATAAATTGGATATTTAAGATAATTGGATTATAGCAGATGAATAATCAAGTGTCAATAGACTTCTTAAGATTCTCAATAGTATTAGACATACCTGAGAATAATAACAACATATCTGTCCCCTCTGGGAATCCCATCAGTTCAACAGATTTTTGTAAATGATTCTTAAGGTCAATTGCTTCTGGGTCATCAGAGAGACTAATGCGAGTGTACATTACTTTTTGTCTTTCTAATAATTCAGTAAGTCTTTCAATGTGGTCAACTTTATCTTCACGACTAAAAGTTCCAAACTTCATTGCATTCTTGTAAATAGACATCTGCAATTCGTTTATCTCTTGTAGTTCTTCACGAACTATATCGGAATCAAAAAAATCACTCATTTACGATTTCCCGTAGTATTTTTTTATAGTAGACCATGTTAATATTTATAAAAGGAATATATTTTTTTACCTTTAGACTTACTGTTTCCCAAACTGGATCTTTTATAGTTTTATCAAATTTTTTAACGAAAGAAAATATCTTTTCCAGTATTATAAGTGTTTCTAAAGATAGATCTCCACCCAGATATTTTTTTAGAATTGGTGGGTGTCCTTTCGAGCAATCGAATACTTCGTCTAATTTTTTTTCCGATAGCAATTCCTCTAATTGTTCTTTGAACAAGTAAGTCAAACTCTGCTGTCGTTTCATCCATTCTGAATAATTTCTTTCTCCAGAATTTATTATTTCTCCAATCCATAAATTTTGAGGATTATTTGCTGTTATAAAATTTGATAATAGAAAATCTAAAATTTCCTGATCAGAATACTTTCTAGATGTTTTTTCAAACCAATACTTATCTTTTCTCTTATTGAATGATGAAACTGTCGCACGAGACTTTCCACCATATTTAAAAAAGTCATACTTTGGATTTGTAAAATGACTTTTCATTGAAAGATAAGTTTGATAAGTTTCATATGGTGTCACTTTCATCATCATCCTCTTCTTCACTTTCTAATTCTGTAATGGCATCTACAGGAACTTCATTGTCACCTATCATATACCAGTGTTGTGGCATACCAATACTATCTTTTCTAACACCCAAATATGCTAGATCTGAGAATTTATGTTCTCTCAACATTGCCTGTAATCTCCAATGTATCAATTCTGATTTTTTCATCGTCCTACATTATTAATAAACGAGGAAATACAATATCTGCCATTTCCTTCATAGTAATCTGAGTCTTTTATACTCACTTTTTTTACTCCGTGTTCAACCCATCCAGGAAACATTATAAGTGAATTATCATCACAAGTCAACTCATAATCATATTCGGGAAAAAATAGTTCACCACCCGTAAATTTTTTAGGTTTTTTATAAAAATAAGAAAATGCCAAATACTGCATACTCGCATCTGTATGAGGTTTATAGTAATCACCATCATGATAATATCTAACTTTAGTTATATCCCAATTCGTTTTTGTAATAATTTTACAACATGGATGTAATTTTGAAAATGCTTCTAAAACTTCTTTTGAAAGAACTTTTCTATTGACAGTCAAAATATTAGAAGTTTTTCGATAATTAATACCATCTTTTGGATTAGATTTACTATAATTTTTATATAAATTATCTAACAATATTGCTCTTGCATCTGTATGAGATTCTATCCCACCATAATTTTTTGGTTGAAGAAATTTTCCTGGTTTAGTATAAAAATTAAGTTCCTCCCAAATGAGTTTTAGTTCTTTTTCATTATAAAAATTATTAAATATCAGATGAGGAAATGGTTCAGTAAATCCAATCGCTTCTAATTTTTCTATCATAAAGGTAACTTTGCTCTAGATGTTTTTTTCATAAAGTTAAGACGAATCGCATCCCACTTTAATCTTTCTTTTAATGGTTTTGAGACAAGTTTTGTAATTGATTCAATTTCTACACTATTTTTCTCACAAAAGTGCAGAATTGCATCAATATAATTAAGTTCTTCTTCTACAACAATTTTCTCAATCTCAATCGCAAACTTTTGAGGTGTTAAAAATTTATTCTCTATAGCCTTTTCTAGTTCTTTAGTTGGTTCCATAGAGTTCCAGTTTATCTTGAATAAATTTTCTAATGTATTGGTTGAGTAGTTTGATGTACTTCTTTTTGTTGTGTTCTTCATAAACGACGCATTCTCCATTTTCACAAGCCATGATGATTACTAATTTTTTTACAGGAATATTTTTCATTTCATATAGCATACAACCATATGCCATTGCTTGAACAAAATAATGTTCAATCCACTCTCGTGGTTTAGGTTTTTGAGATGTTTTGAAATCTATTATTGATAACTCCCCATCATATTCTGCTATACAATCAACAGTTCCCGCAATACCTAATTGCTTACTATATAGCGGTCCTTCCAAAGCGTATATATTATCTATTAAATTTAACTTTGGTTTTGCGATTTTGAATAAAAATTCAGAGATAGGTGGTACTTTGGGTAACTCTTTATTATCTAAGTAATTTTCGGTCAAAGTGTGCATATCAGTTCCACGAACTGTGGCTGCTTTCGTAATACGATTAGCCTTTTCATCACCAACTTTTTTTCGCCAATTAACAAATATTTCCTTATTAAAATGACTAGTAACAGATGTAATAGATACTAACTTTACTAATTCATCCTCATTCGGAATTGAATAATAACGAACTCCATCTATATGTTCTCTCTCAAGAGAAGGTAGATTCAAATCAACATGATTAAACATTAAAAACCCAACTGCATTTTTGCTATAATGTACTCTTTAACAATTCCAGATCTAATTATATCATCAATACCAAATTCAATGAGATCAAATGATGGCATAGTTCTTAGAATTTTTATGAAATCAACAATTCCATTTTTTTCATTAGTTTTTTGTAAATCTGTCTGAGTAGCATCACCACAAAAACAAATTTTACTATTTTCACCAACTCTTGTCATTATACTATCTAATTCGTGAAAATTCAAGTTTTGGAATTCATCAACAATTACAATCGCATTGTCAAGTGTTGTTCCTCTTAAAAATGAGGTGCTCCAGAATTTAATTGTATCCTGTGCCTTCAAATTACCATACAACATCTCAAAATCGGCATCAGATGGCATTTGAAACATATATTTTACCATATGTTTATAAGGAACTTGGTAAATATCAGATTTATCTTCATAATCACCAGGTAAAAAACCAATTTCACGAGTCGCAACAAGAGATCTTACAATATAAATTTTTTCATAAACACTGTTTTCATTTAAAACATCTTTTAGAGCATTAAAAAGTGTAATAAATGTTTTTCCAGTTCCAGCAGCACCATAACTGACAATTTGTTTATTATTTTGATATGACTCAAATAAACGTTTTTGATTATCCGTTAAAGGTTCTATATTAATTAAATATTCAGAACTTACAGGTTTTTTCTTTTTTAATTGTTTAGCAGTAAGTCCAACACCAATGGGTTGATCACCATTTGCTCTTTTTTTTCTTGGCATTAGAATTGATAATCTCGATTTTTACGAACATTTGAACCTGGTTGTTTTGATGCTCTGTCTAAAACTTCATTCCAACCACTAGATCTTGCTTCTCCTGTCCATTTGAACATTTCTTGAGCACTAGCACATCCTTCAGACCAATCCCTATCCCACTCTGGATTATCTTTTCTCCATTGATCGTACTCTTTCATAGTCATGGAGAGTTCTTTCTTCTCTTTTGTCTCTTTATGTATTACTGGATATGTCGGCATGATTTTTTAATTTGTGTAAGATTATTTAGACCCATTCAAGGGCTTCTGATACTGCAGGAAATTGTT